TCCTGTATCACCAGTTACACCTGTAGGACCTGTAGGTCCAGTGTCTCCAGTTACTCCAGCATCACCAGTTACACCTGTAGGGCCTGTGGGCCCAGTGTCTCCAGTTACACCAGTGACTCCTTGTGGGCCAGTAGAACCTGTTGCACCAACGGGTCCTGTAACTCCTGTAGCACCTGCTGGACCTGTTGGTCCAATATCTCCAGTAACACCAGTAACGCCAGTGGGACCAGTATCTCCTGTGACACCAGTTGGCCCTGTAGGGCCTGTATCACCAGTTACACCAGTTGGTCCAGTATCGCCAGTAACACCAGTTGGTCCTGTGGGACCAGTATTACCTGTAACACCTGTTGGGCCAGTAGGCCCAGTGTCTCCAGTTACTCCTGTAGGTCCTGTACTTCCAGTTGCACCAATGGGACCTGTGGCACCTGTTGGTCCAACGACTCCTGCTGCAGTTACTACAAATATTAAGTTGTGATTGTTAGAAAAGTTAGTTGTACCAGTTCCACCTGATGTATTCAGTGTTACAGGTAATTCAAAGTATCCTGTTTGAGGAATTGGTGTTGCAGAGATAGTCCACTGCTGATAGTTATTAGAGTCATTTGCATCTTGCAAAACTATAATGTCGTTTGTCTTTAGCAATGCTAAGAAGATATCAATATCAATACCGTCTTGATTTATGTGGCTCACATTGATTTGTGTTGCAGAAACTTGTGTTGCATTGTTCCAAATAACATGTCCATTACCAGGATCTCCTGTTGTTATTGTGGTCTTTGCTTGGTAGTCATAATAGTTTACTGATCCACCGTCAGCACCTGTGGCTCCTGTAGGGCCAGTCTGTCCTGTTGGACCAATATCTCCTGTAGGACCAGTAGGACCTATATCTCCAGTAACGCCTGTTGGTCCTGTAGGACCAGTATCGCCTGTAACTCCTGTAGGTCCAGTAGATCCTGTATTACCAGTGACTCCTGTAGGTCCAGTTGGACCTGTGTCTCCTGTAACACCTGTTGCTCCTGTAACTCCTGCGTCTCCTGTTACACCTGTAGGTCCTGTGGGACCTGTGTCTCCAGTTACGCCAGTTGCTCCTGTATCTCCAGTGACTCCTGTTGGACCTGTAGGTCCAGTATCACCTGTTACTCCTGTGGGTCCTGTAGGACCAATATTTCCTGTTACACCTGTAGGGCCAGTGTTTCCTGTAACGCCAGTTGGTCCTGTTGGACCAGTGTCTCCAGTAACTCCTGTGGGACCTGTTGGTCCAGTATCACCAGTCACACCTGCATCACCAGTAACTCCAGTTGGTCCTGTAGGACCTGTGTCGCCAGTTACACCTGTAGGACCAGTGTCGCCAGTAACTCCTGCGTCTCCTGTAACTCCAGTAGGACCAGTTGGTCCAGTGTTTCCAGTTACTCCTGTGAGTCCTGTGGGTCCAGTAGATCCTGTTGGTCCTGTTGGACCTGTAGGGCCTGTTATACCTGTAACTCCTGTAGGGCCTGTGGCACCTGTGGCACCAGTTGGGCCTGTTTGACCTTCTGGTCCATCAAGAACTGTTACTTGATTAGTGCTTGTATTTACTATAACTTTATTAGCAGCCATTATTGAGTCACCTGTGCAGATACTGTGATCTGTCCTTGTATTATTCTTGTAACAACTGAGCCAAGAGCGATTTCTAAATCATAAACATAAAATCCTGGATCAAGAGCCCCTGTTTGTGCGGAAGTCATAAGAATATCCATTTCTCCAGCAAGTGGTGTAATTGTAATTCCTCCATTAGAAGAGGTTAAATTTAAAGCAGAAGGATTTGGAGAAGCAGCCTGCAATCTTAATTGCATAGCAGCAGTATAACCAGTTAGGTTAATTGGATTGCCACTACTGTCTGCCCAAATAATTTGAGTAGTGTATTGAGCACCCTGGTCAATTGTGAAATTGTATATACCTGCTGTCATGTTATTCCTTCTCCGTAGCCCAGATTAAAAATCCGCCAAGTGCGATGAAACTAACAGGAGGAAAAATTAAGAATAGGCCATATGATGCTAGGGCAACTCCAACTACTTCAGTCGTTAATGACCAGTCTATGTTTGGCTTCTTTGTTTTCATGTTTCTCCTTATAGTGAATAGTATCTTGCTACAGGCTTTACTGGAACTGGCACTGTTGCACGATCATAAGAAAAGATTGCTGCTACGCAAGCGTCAATCTTCTTTTTGCTGTTTGCTTTTTGAATCATAAGTCCTCTTGATGAGGTCTTAGTCATAGAGTTTGCTACATGTCTATTTAATGCTTCGTGTCCAGAGTGTGTAAATGATCCATTCATGACTGCCTCATAAAATTTAGCAGTTGCAGGAACCATGCGTTCTGCAGTATTTGGATAAGACACTACTGGCATTCCTTCCTCATCAAACAACATAAATGTTCTTGAGTATCTTGCAGGATCAAAAACAATTTCTCTCATGCTATAGTCTGGATTTCTATAGGCATCAATAATTGTTTGTTCTACTTCTGCTACTGGAATCCACCAGTTTTGATCTGCATCATCTGGTCTTTCCCAAATTGCTAACACATCTAGGTGAGGTTTTTCTCCACCAAGGTACCAGGCAACTATAGCAGTTGAGTCTCCGTTAAAAGATCCATCAAACCCAAGTATAACATCTTCTTGTGGAATCTGCTCTCTGTTTTTCAAAGTTAATGCATCCCATGCGTCAGTAGGTATCCATGTCTGGGCACTGTCTGTCCATAGGTTAAGTCTTTTAGTTTTAAATTCAGCCTCTGGTGTCAATAGCGATGCAGACTTCATATCTTCCGCAGATAATATGTCGCCGTAAGAAGGATTTGCTAAACGCCAGTTATCTTCGTCCTTGTAATTGAGTTTTTCATCGCCCTGATACCACGCAAAAAAGAAGGAAGGATCTTCAACTTCTCCTTTTGCTAATTGTACGCCTCTTTGATACATCTGATAACACAGAGATTCTTTGCCTGATGAGTCATATTTCGTTCCAGCAGTGGTGATTGCCACAAGCATTGGCTCTAAACGAGCACCCATAGACAGAGACATTGTGTCATACAACTCTCTATTTGGCTGTGAATGTAACTCGTCAAAGGCCACAAATGTGGAGTTTAAACCTTCTTTTGTGAACGCTTCTGAGGAAAGGGCTCTGTATATTGTGCCTGTACCTGGATTATAAATAACATCTCTGAATGTTTGCAGTACCTCTGAGAGTTCTGGCTCTAGTTCAATCATTCGCTTTACCGTTTTAAAAATAATCTTAGCCTGATCTTTATCTGCAGCACAAGAATAAATCTGACCACCGTTTACGCCAAGCAATAACTGCTCTAGGACCAGAGTCGCTAAGAGTGCAGACTTGCCTGCTTTACGAGGAATCCCAATCAAAGCACGACGATGTTTTAGAAGGCCATTCTCATCTTCTGCATATAAATTAATTAGCAGTTCTTTCTGCCAGGGACGCAGGACTAATTTATCTCCTACATTTCCTGCAATTGAATCCTCAGTAATACGACATAATGTTTCAGCAAAATCTATAACATCATATCCACGACTATTAACTTTTTCAAGTGCGGAAATTGGAGAGAGGTATGTTGGAGGCCATGATTGTATTTTCTCCATGCTTATCCCTTAAATGCTAACGAGAGCCTATCCTTGTCAAAATCAATATCTATGATTTCTACTTGTAAATCATGACCAATAGTAAATTGCTCAGGAGTCCATTTGCCCATTTTAGATTGATGGATTAAACCAGATACTAAGCCAAGAGAAACAAATACTCCAAAGTTAGTAATACCTGAAACCTTGCCAGTATGTACTTGGCCTACTGCCAATTTACTAAACTGAATCTTCTTATCTTCCTTCTGATCAAACTCAACAAGTGCTTTTCGTGAGATGACGATATTGCCTTTTTCTCTATCAAACTGAATAATCTTGGCATCTACAATTTGGCCAATATAGTTAGCCAAGTCCTCTGATTTATCAACATGGAATTGTGATGCTGGCAAAAATGCTCTTAGGCCAATATCAACTATCATGCCACCCTTGACAATTCTAGTGATTTCTCCAGAGACAATCTTATCATCTGAATTCCATATGGCCTCAACTGAGTTCCATAGAATCTCAACCTCTGCCTCTTTCATAGAGAGAACATATCCTTCGTCATCTAGGCCTATTACAGTAGCCTGTAGAACCTGGCCTATTGAGACGATATCTTCAATATCAAATAGCCTCTTGGCAGATACTTCCTTCTTTGGAATATGGCCTTCGCTCTTACAGCCAATATCCAATAGGATTCCTTCACGATCAATTTGAACAACTGTTCCTGTGACAATATCGCCAACAAAGTACTCCTTCATTGATTCGTCTATTGCTTTTAGGAAGTCTTCTAAACTGCCTATGTCGTTAATTGCTACTTGGTTCATATGTTGCCCCTTGGTTGTCTATGTCTTCTTCAAAAATTACTTTTGCACGATTCTGTCTTTTTTCTAACAATTTATCAATGGATGTTGCAACTCGTACTTCTGCAACTCCTAAACGAGATCTTGAAACTGGATCAAAGCCCAGTGAGGTCAATGCATCTGTGTATGCTCTGTTAATTGCTACATAAGCCTTAGCATCAGCAGGCTCTGTTGAGACCATATATCTTTCTCTAGCAGCCTCATTAGCATCAGCCAAATGGGATGCATTTTTAATTGCCTCAATATCACTGACTGGACTAAGCCAAGTTACAGCGATTCCCCAAGCACGATTCCATAAATCTAATCCAGATTGATTAAGATTTTCTGGTGGTGCTGGTATTTCTTTAGCCATAGGCAAATGAGAAATCGTATTTAAATCAGGCAAAGGTCTTCCACCAGGGTTGCCCATTAGCCTTTTAATCTCATTAGGCTTAGGTGGCCTTCCCGCAATTGGTTGAGTCATTAGTTAGTTTTTTCCTTTTCTACGAATTCCTTTTTGCAACATCGTTGACAAAATTTGTCCAAATGTCCAAATCTGATAATATCGCTATATTATACAGAAGAG